CTATCCTACATACTTTTTCTCGCCATAATATGCAGCAATCCAACCACTTGGAATCTTAATCCAGATGTCACTACCGACCTTGCGGACGTCCTTGCAGGTTACACGAGTACCTTTCTTGAGTGTGCCGTTGCTGTAAGCATGTCCCCTGGCATTGACTGTCAGTTGCTTGCGTGACTTGGTCGCATATCCTGTTCCCGGACCGGTACGTACTCTAAGGTGATCAGCCAGTAAAGTGTATACTGTTCCTGCTCGGTAAGATGGTCCACTTGGAGCCGGTGTTGGCGTTGGTGCTGGCGTTGGAGTCTGCGCTGATGCAGCTACTCCCGCAATCTCCGCGAACGGGAAATTCGTGCCCGGGCAATTGGTAGAGCATACATCTCTGTGAGCCTGGACCTTACTGAATCCATACTTGCCTTTCAGGTAGCCTAACAACTCTCGGCCGGCGTTGATCTGTGCCTGTGGCATGGTCTCCGTCATGTAAGACCCCTCAAAGCAGATTCCGATACTGTCTGAATTGCTACCCTTGGCATGGGAACCGACTGCGTTTTCTGGCCGGAGTCTGTAGATAGAGCCATCTTTTCTTACCAGAAAATGATAACCAGCACCGGACCAGCCGTTCTGTAGGTGCCAACGGTGGATATCCTCTGCAGTACACTTAGAAGCTTCCGCATGATGCAGAATTGCTCTCTTGGTTGATTTACGTGTGGATAATGCTCCAAATTTAAGATTTGTTTCGATAATGTTAATACTCATGATATTTTCCTCCAATCAATAAGAGGACGATTACTCGCCCTCTACTTACACTGCTGTTTATACAACTGATTTACTCCGGTCGCTGCCAACCCACTCGCCATTCCGACCGCAATTGCATTAATCACATCTCCGGCCGGAAAATCCGGCATTGTGTAGAGTCCGGCAATGCCCAGAGCTCCGCCACATACAGCCATGATGACCGGAATCCATTTGTCCGGAATTTTCTCATAAGCCTTACAGCCAAGTCCAATCACATAGCAGATTGCTACGATTCCAACTACTGTTCCTAATGTTGTAATATCCATATCATCTAATCCTCCTGATCATGCGCTTGCTTATTTATATGCTTCTCAATCTTGTCTATTGCCTCAGTTACTGGACCATTGCACCCCTGCTCCTTAAGTCCTTTCAAGCAAGCGAGAATTCCATAAGTCAGCAAGCATTGTTCTGACTTTACTCTTTCAATTTCTACGTCCTGCTGATTTTGCTTTAAGTACCACTTGTACACCGCAAAAATAGCAGAAAAAATAACCACTACGGCTGTCAAAAGACTTCCGGCCATAATGATTGTGTTTACGTCTACATACACTCTATGTACCTCGATTCTTGAATTTTATATATAAAAATAAGACCACTAGGGTCTTGCACGTATTTCCATGTATACCTCCATAAAAATAAGAGCGGTAATTCCGCTCTTATCATGATTTTACCAAAAATCCACAGAACAATCTTTACCACATTTAGGGCAAATTTTTCCGTCTTTCGAATATCCAGAATATCCACAATTCAGACATTTGATGTATTCGATTTTTTTTGATATTTCTTTAAGCTGTTGTAATAATTTTGGACGAACAGTTTTTACAAACGTTATGTATTCATCACTCACTATTTCTCCATGTATGCCACGACTAGTAATTTTTTGAACTTCCATAATTAATTTTTCAGTATCATTGTCAATTAGTTCCTTCTCACTTATTAACCGCAACATTTTCATACTCGCTAATATTTCAGGATGTCCTATTTTCTCACATATTTCACGTAAAGCCATTTCTATTTCTTGTCTAGTCTCGAATAAAAATATATTTTTATCTCTGTTTTTCTTAATCTCCAACTCCGAAACCTCTTTTTCTGAACCAGAAATATTTTTCTGCATATCCTCGAGTGTTTTTTCTGACGGCAATGGAGTATTTTCTATACTAATCTTATTAGATACCGAATTATTCATTTGTAGCTGTATGATTTGTGTCTGAATGTTTTTCAAGGATTCTTTAACTTCTTCAGTTGCCTTTTCAACTTCCTTTTTTACCTTAATCCCAAGTATCTCCATTTCTGAAAATAACGGAAATGCTAACAAAAAAATCCACAAAATAAATATTATATTTTTCGCATTCAATTCTTTCAGCTGATTTATTTCAAAACGATACTTCCATACATATAATGAACTAAGCAAAAGTAATAATGAATACCATTTTCTCCCATTCATGCATTTCCAAATATATCTTATGAACTTCCAAATATACCCTGTTGTTTTTTTATACCATTCACCATTTTTATTATTCACGTTCTTTTTCTCCTTCCATTGTCATTATACAGCAGAAGGAGATGTCTGCCAATGATTAATCTCCCAGTATCAGCGCCAGCTTCTTGGCTCTTAATGCATCTCCACCACCGGCACTTACTTCCATATAGCATTCTGCATCGTTCTCCACGATTGTTGTTCCGGCGTATGTTACAAGATTCTTATATGCCTGGATTTCTTCTGGTGTGAGGTCGCGCTCGATTGGGTCTGCACGAACATATAATACGTGTGCATCCGTCTGCTCAACAATCTTTTTGAAAGATTCTATTGCCTTTTTGTTATCCGATGCATCATCTAAATCACTTGTATGCAATGAAATTGTAATATAGTTACCATTCACTTCTGCATTGCAACCAATTTTTCTCCCTCCCCAGGCGTCAGCATTATGTTGGCATATAGTAGCTAATGTTTTTGTATTTCCTACATGCGCATATTTCGTTAAGTACGCATAAAATCCAGTACCATTACTGACAATATAATTCACTCCCCAGGTACACCATTCGAGGTTGATATCTTTTAGCGGTAAGTCACATACATTCTGCACATACTTTTCTCGCTTCAAATCCACATAGTCCGCTATCCACTGCTGACCATTGGCATCGGTGTAGTTGCCGTCTGTGTCTACTGGAATAGCTGGAAGTCCGGTTGGGGTGCTGATGGAGAGGGATTGTGGCTCATGGTATGGTTCGTAGAAAGTGTACCCTCCTTCTTCAATTTGAATGTTCTTAATTGCAACGCTGCAATTATTACAAGTAATGGTAAAATATATAGAATCCGTTCCGTCTGGAATTAAAAGTGGAATTTCTACATCTACATATTTCCCTATTTCTTGTTTTATTTCTTCATTTAAAATAATGTTTTCACTATCTTTAAAAACCAATATTCTTGCAGGATCTAATTTTTCAATCTCTATCATTTTTTGCACTGCTTTGTATGATAATGATATTGTATAAAGTATACCTGATATTACTTTGATTTTTTCACTGAAGTTAACCCAACCATTAGAATAGTTTGTTGTTCCAGGAGATTCTGCATTCATATTGGTAGGTCTCGCATAAATCGTATTATTTTCAATTTTTTCAATTCTTAAATATTCGTTGTCACGAATACCGGTTAGCTCAAACAGGTTCTTCCCTCGCACTTCTACGCCAATCTTCCCATCACTGCCAGCACTTACAATCTCCTGTGGATAGTCTGGCGATGGGCTTGGTTGCCCGCCAGTGTAAGGCTCCCACGGAATAACTTTATCTCCGATAGACACCATAAGTCCTTTTATGGTCGTTGTATACGTGCCATATCCTATTGTTTTTTCGTTTTCCTCGATAATATGAATACGACACCTTACTAGTTTGGCATCTGCTGGTATTGAAACTGTTATAGGCTTATTCATTCCAAACAAATTCCAAGAAATTGCGCCATCTGGTTTTAGGTAGTTAATATCGCATATCAAGCTCAATGTCTCGCCCGCATCGTTTTCTGCTGACTCAACACTTGCTGTAATTATTTTCCCTGCCACTTTTTCTGTGTCAAGTTTGATACTTACGCTTTTATACGCATTAATGTCTCCCTCTGCATATACCCCTTGCGCAGTTATTACATATCCGTCATGTTGAGTTGAGGCTATTTCTCCTCTACTACTGCTTACATTTTTAATATCTAACAACTGCGCTCCTGTGGTACGCTCCTGCTTACTCCACCCAAATACTTTCATTTCATTCATCGGATTATTTTTTAACGTATCCGGCATGATTGCTGGGTTCCCGGAGGCAGATATCTCTGCCCCGGTTCTGTTCTTGAGGATTTTATATAATAATAAGCTATCCATCATAACCACGGCCCCCATTGTCCATTATTTCCCATGACGCACATATCTAATGCCGGTGTACAGCAGATACTACCAGGAGTTATACTTCCGGCGCCGGTAAGCCCCGGAACGTCTGCTATAAGCGTCGGAAGTGTATCTTCCTTGCTGTCTGCAAGAAGCTTCAGGCACATCCCGCCGCCTGAGTACGTGCGCTTAATATCAATCAGTTTTACTGCCATGTGATATCTCCTTTCTTATCTTAGAAATTATATTGGTCTACATCAACTTCGTCCGACCGCAGGCTGAATGTCTCATCCACACCGTAAGCTTTCACCTTAACAGTTGCACCGTCCATTCCGTCATCAAGAAATTCATCGTAATAATTCGCTCGTACAAACGCATTGTAAGAAGTGGTATATATCTTTTGTGTTCCATCACTTTTTGTGACTTCAACTTCATAGCTTGTTGCATTATCTACTTTATTCCAACTTGCACTCAAGCATCCATATGTTCCATATCTGGTTGTCTTCTGGATATATGTTGCATTATTGATTACAGGCTTACTCAATACATTCTTTTCAATAAACTTCTTTGCCGCAGCATCAATTCCGGCTTGCAGTTTATCGTCAATCTTAACTTCGATTTCCGGTATATCAATGTGTGGTGGTTTGAGTGGTGGCGTACATGCCATTGTCGGCACTGTACAGGCAAGTGTTAATACTGCCATTAATACAACTGCTATTAATTTTTTCATTTTTCTCATAATTTTCCTCCTATTCTATTGCTATCCAGGTATATTCCGCGCCCTGCATTAGTTTTGTTATTGCCGTATTATCTTTTGGTGTATACGAAACCGTTCCGCCTTCGACGGCAATTGTCCCCGATCCATATCCAACAGTCTTAAAGTACTGACTATAACTTACACCGACACCTGTTGTAATTCCATCTGCATATGCCGCACTTATCACTCCACTTGTCGAGGCGCTTTTGTGGCAAAATAACACAAAAGTGCTAACATTATCAAGTCCCGTATCTATCGTAACTGGATCTGCGCCTGCACCCGTAACAGTCCCTTGTGCTGTCTTGCTTCCACCAGAACTGCCCCCTGCGAAACTTCCGACAACTCCGAAAATGGATACACCGTTTTTAATATTTTCCGCTAACAGATTTGCATCACCTTTGATTGTCTGCGTACCTGACAGATACTTTCCAGACGCTATGGTCTTATCTGATGCGCCTGGTGTTATTGTTTGTGCAGCCTGGCTCTGAATGGAACCTGTTACTTTTCCATTGTTTGTATAACCAACAATTCCCGATAGCATCTTACCTGCTGTAACATCGGCATCTGAACCAGATATACGGATATAATACTTATTATCTTGGACGCCCTTTAATGGATATGCGTCTTCCGCGTCTGTCGATATATATCCGAGCAGATTATCACCTTTTACTGTGTCCGGTGCATCCTTTACCGTCATAACCGTATACGGATTGATAACCGAGTACCTACCCTTTCTCAGAATTTTCTTCGCTTTCCTGCCCACCGAATCTTCCGGTAGATAATATGTGTCACCACTTGTTGTCCCTTTATTCAATTCAAAATATCCGTCATTCGTTATAGTCCAACCAACATATGTTGTGCTATCATAACCATCTGGAAAGGATGCACTTGTCAAACTTTTTGTTGTATAATTCCACTCTTCTTTTGTATCGTAAATTGCCCATACATAAGCACCAGTTCCGATGCCTGCCTGGCACTGATGTGTTCCAATAACCTCTTCGCCCGCAGCGTTATACCCTATGATTCCTTCCAACATCTTATCTGGAGCTACCGTAGAGCCCGATAGGTCTATGACCGTCTTTGAGCCATACATTACCTTGTTGATTCCCACTTTTTCACCTCCTATCCGATATTGACGGTTGTTCCGCCGGATTCTCCGTCGGACTCTACATATGGGATTTTCCGGACCGTTACACTGGACAGGCAATCATAACCTTCATCCGGTGTGACTACTTGTTCTGCAACTCTTGGCGTCACCGTCTTAGCTTGCGCTTTCATAGTTCCAGACGCCCCCGAGCTTTCGCCGAAATACATAACCATGTAATTAATTCTGATAGAGCCTGTATTTGCACCAGACGCTAATGTTGCGTACCATATTCCGTTTAGATACGTTGCTCCTTGCACATGCACAGTCTGGGCGGAACCGTCGCCATTTGCAAATGACACTGTCGTATTGGCATTTGAACTATCATCCGTATCCAGTAGAGTATTTAGCTCTTCGCTAGTTAAAACCGCTACTGATGTGGGGCTACCAGAACTGATCTGTACAACTTTTGTTCCGGCTTCCATCCGGTTGATATTCCGCTTTGTAGTCTTGTAATCCTTGAGCGTTTTATAGATTGGAAGTTCCTGGCAATTCTCGAAGTAATCTCCAGTCAGTCCAGCATACACATCGTCAGACTTGTGCCGCAGAAAATGTCTGGTTTCACCGTTCACATCCCCAAACCACCCGATAGGCGATAGTATCGTTGGCAATTGGTATCCGGTCGAGTAATCCATTCCACCAAATTGTAACTCACCACGTTCCATATCGAGGGTGTAGCCATTTGTCTTGGAATATAATGAAATCAACTGTTCAAGGGTATTAATTACGAACTGCTCATCTTCACTCTGTATGATTCCTGCAGTTACTGTTCCAAGTTTCGCAGTAATGGCACTCAGCGTCTCAACATCAAGATTTTCAATGGAGATGTAATACAGTACCCACTCTTTTCCATCCCATCTTTTAATCGGCTGTTTTGATCCAGTCGTCCATAACTGATTCACCTCTGGATTTTCCGGCGCCGTCTCAGACACAATGATTCCGGAATCTCCATCCTTGCCCGGAGTCCCATCTTTGATAGTTTCAGATTTCGCACCGTTCTTATCTGTTACTGTAATCGTAGTCTCACCATCTTTCTTATCGATGTCCACGGTCGGGGAATAACCATCCTCTCCCGGCTCTCCGTTAGTTCCACTCTTCGCAACCGAGTAAGCGGTGTTGCTACTGCCGTTCGTATAATAGGTAATTGTTCTAGTCCAGAGATATTTTCCCGACTCTGCAGATACTGGCTCGGAGCTCCATTCTCCTTCTGGTGGTTCTGTCCCGGAATCTCCGACCTGATAACTTACTTCGCTGTGATCCACAGATACAATCTTGCCTTGCAGCTCTTTCATGATGGCATCGACATCCTGCGTCTTCTTGGATTCCATTAATGTATAATTAGCAAGTTTCCCGGTATCTTCTCCGACAACCGTGTAATGATTCTGTACTTCCTGCACTCTGGCAGACAGGTATATTTTTTCTTGATATCTGTTGTCTGCGATCTGAATGGTATCCCCGATATCCGCCTGTAAATCATATAACTCCACCTCATAGGATACTTTCTTATCATTCCGCTTCTTGAGTTCTGACAGCCCTCTGTTAAATAGTTCTTGTGGAGAATCCGTATCATACTGGAATGCTCCATTGATATATCCGTCAAATTCTCCCTGTCCTACATAATCATAAGCTCGGAATCTGGACCATTTCTGATGTGCCTCTCGGTCGTAGATTCGGATATGACCTTTGGGACTATAGTATTTTCCGTCATCATATTCGATGGAAGAAATGTTTGTAACCTTCCCATCTTCCAGCTCCTTGCCGTAACAGATCAGACAGGTACACAAGTCTTCGATGCTTCCGCTTCTGGTCAAGGCAACTAAGTTGATGTCATCAATAAATGTCTGCTGAACCTTATCCTCACCAATTGTCTTGTAAATGTTCACGATCTGCTTTGTTACAGTCGCTCCATTCATCTCAATCACGAATTCGCACTCTGCATCAAATGCACTCATGATCATACCGATTCTGGCAAGATGACTGTCCGTCTTGCTCTCGTACTTTGTTGCTCGCTTCCGGTCTGCAATCTCATTGATACCAATCTCCCAGCCAGTGTCATGAAGACATCGATTCATGGTATCTGCTACAGACTCTGCTGAAACATTCCAAGTACCAGCTACCTCATTAATCAGGTCCAGTCCAATATCTTCACAATGTACATCCAGCTCGTCATCGCCTTCGATGGTCATGATGGTATATAGCCGGTCTTTTCCATACTTATCTTTAAAAGCGATATAATTTCCTTCCGTGATATACTTGATATCCTCGTGATCCGGGAATGTCGTAAAATCATAGGTGCCAATCGCTACATTATTTGTAAGTGAGATTGTCTGCCCCTGGTTAGCTCCGCTGTCATCAATCTGCAGACTGTCCGGAGCATCTGTGGATGGATTGCATAACACATGCATATCACGCCCAATGATGAACCATTCCATCTATAACCACCTCTCTCTATAAGTTACTGTGACCTCTGGTATCTGTGAAAATGTCGATGTTACAATACCGAGCGTGTGTTCTCCCGGAGGAAGAAGTAACGGCCGGCTTCCAATGTCTACGGTATCCCAATCAAGGATCCCGTTAATGTATAGCTTGTTTGAATTTCCATCCAAATAAATCTCATCATCCGGCTGGAAATAATTTGGAATATCGTCGTACTTCTGGACATTGTGTTTTACTACATTGATTGCTCTTAACAGATTATTCCGGATCGTCGGGTTCGTTTTGTATCCGGCACCGTACCAGGTAATCTTTCGCAGCTTCGCGGAAGAATCCTCTGCCTTAAAAGTCTTGCTGATTCCGGCGTAACTGAATTTGACTGTAATGTTTTCTCCAATCTTCTCTATCCGGATGCAAGCGCCATCGCCTTCACGTCCTGTCACGTAGAACTTCGTAGTGTTCTTGGTATCCCAAACGCGCTTCTGACCAATATAGATTGCCATATCTGACCTTTCAAGAGACGCATTGTTGTCTTCAAACACCACAGACACGATGATGTTGTCATCTGCATCCGAGAATGTTACAGAATTGTGTCCGACCTGCTTTCCTGCATCAGATCCAGCCCCAACTGTGTTGAAATCAAAACGCCAGTCACAACGCCAGTTCTCCGGGTATTCGCCGTTTGCGTCCGCCGGCACCGTCTTAGTCAATGCTGCCCCATGCCAGCTGTCGCCAGTCTTATAATTGGAAACTTTCGCGTATCCTTCTGTTCCAGACTCCTTGACATAAGTTATTGTCCCAGACTGCAGTCTCTCCGGCGTGACCGGCGGCGTGATTCCCTGGTTAAGCGCCCAACCGCAATCCTTATACAAGTGATCGTCAAACAATCGCACAGATGCTTCATAGCTGACACCATCTACCTCTTCCGGATGCCCGATCTGGTAGAATCTATCATCCAGAGTCAATCCAAGATATCCATTCTCGGACTTCATGAGAACCGCGACATTGATTGGAACAGATTCTGTTCCATTATTTTTTAGTGTGATTCCCGTGGTCGCTCCATTGTTTGTCGCGGTTGTTTCTGCCAAAGAATACGCCACACCTTCCGGAACGACCCATTCTATAGTTCCTTCCCCGAAATACAACATTTCCTCCAGGTCAAGATCGCCATTTGGAATCGCATAATATACCTTGCTCGGTGTGCTACCAAATATAAGTTCTTTTGGTTCATTTACATTCAGGATACGCTCCAACTCATTATATTTTTCTTCTATATTGCCCTCTATTGAAAACGGCATTGGTATTGTTTTGGACTTGTATGCTGTCGTTTTGTATTTTGCACCTCGCGTACCCGCAGATAGCTCAGTCACCTGTGGGGCCCAGCTTACGCCTTTTCTTGGCGTAAATCCTCTTAGCACATTAATATACTTATTTAATTCACTGCCGTTGAATCTTACAGATAAGCTCATCTTATTCCCGCCTTTCTGCTATTTTCTCTCTGCATCTTATCGTTTTCTTCTTTGATTGGTTTCGCCAATGCCTTCGCTGCAACTCTCTTGTCTAGATACAGGTTAGCCTCAACTGGTCTGTCAGTATACTTTTCTAATAAGGCTGCCACTTTTGACAACATTTGGCAGACATTCTGCGTTTCCGTATTGCTTCCCGCATATCCAGTTCCTGCTCCTGCATATGCAGCAGATTGAACCGCAACAGATCTCGCCTGCAATGACGATACTACATTTTTCAATCCTGCTTGCATCATGTTAATCGGGATGTTCTTTTCAAAACCTATTCCCATTCCAAGAGCCATCATCTTTCCAACCTGATCGCGGAATACCCGTGACGGGGAATGAATACCAAGGAAATTCTTGGCCGCATTCAGTGCGCTTTCCGCTGCACCTTTGGCAGCTTCTACAATTGCTCCTGCGGCACCCTTGAGGCCGTTTGCGATTCCACTGATAATGTTCCTTCCAACACCACTCCAGTCAACACTTGTAAATGCGTTCTTTACTTGGCTGATAATCGATGGAATCTTACTAATAAGCTGTGGCACTGCCTGGATAAGTCCGGTTCCTAGAATTGTTATAATCTTAATTCCGGCAAGCAAAATCTTCGGCAGATTGGAAATAATTGCCGTTGCTAACTGCCCGATAATCGTCGGTGCCTTATTAATTAGCTGTGGAAGTGCATTCACAACTCCCTGAGCCAGTCCAACCAATAGGTTAATGCCTGCGTCTACCAATTGTCCAACGTTAGACAGTAAGGAACTGACCAACGTCAAAATCATCATGAGCGCTGTTGGAATCAATGTAGGTAATTGCTGCGCAATGCCTGTAATCAGAGTAGATACAATTGCAATACCACCTTGAATAATTGCCGGTAGATTTGCTGTAATCGCAAGCATGAGGTTATTCAGCATCGTAGCGCCTTGCGCAATCAAATTCGGTAATGCTGTTACAATTCCATTGCAGAAATTGGTGATAACCTCCGGTCCCTTAGTCTGCATCATAAGCAGTATCTGGTCTATCTGTGTACCGAACTGGCTGTATAATAAGCCAAGCCCCACGGCTACAAGAGCAACTACCGCTGCTATATTCATAAATCCCAATAACTGAGGAACAAAACTTGCTGCTTTTGATAAGACTGGTGCAAATGCATCTCCTGCTACTCCAAGATAGCCTATGAATTTATTTGCAAATCCGGATATCTTTGGTAATACCGAATTAAGTGCCCCTCCTAGCAATGAACCAAATCCCTTTGCCCCATTCGCTATGGTCGTAAACGTTCCGGATATACTACTTCCAATGGATTTAACAACGCCTGTTATCTTTGGAAATTTTCCGGAAATAGCTGGTCCGATTTTTCCAAATGAAGCTGCAATTCCTTTTGGAATTTCTGCGAAATCATTTACAAGCTTACCAAGTGGGCCAGAACTAACGGAGCTACTTACTTTTCCAAATATCTTAGTTAGACTCGGAGACAAATCTTCAAACGGAAGTAATATGGCATCCTTAATGTTATGGAATACCTTCACTCCGGATTGCATACTTGTCTCAAGACTCTTGATTCCTCCCGGAATCTTCTGAAACTTAGCGGTAACTCCACCGCTAACCTCCCCTAATCCGCCGAGGACATCAGAAAATGTTCCGGCACTCTTGCCAATCAGTGAAAAAGCAGGAACTGTACCAATCAGAACTGCGGACATCTTACCGAGGTTTGCAAGTTGTCCGGTATCCATACTGCCGAGCTTATCAGTAATGTTTCCAACTGCATCAGCAAAACCTTTCGCCGCTGGAACGGAATTGCCAATTTTATCAGCAATTGCCCCAACAACTTCAAGTCCGGTTTTTCCCAATCTTGGGACTATCTCACCAAGATTCTTGAGAATATTCTGAGTTGCTGTTCCAAATGTTTCTACAAGCTCTTGACTTGTTATTACTCCGCCTTGGAAATTCTCCCATGCTGCCTTAGCAGAATTAACAGATCCTTCAATGGTTTCTCCGGCCTCTTCCGCTGAAGTGCCTGTAATTCCAAGATTCTGCTGAATTACATGAATTGCCTGGATCATCTGGTCAAATGTGACATTGTCCAGATCACTTATCTTTTCATTTAGGATTCCAGAATCATTAATCAATCGAATCATTTCCGATTGAGTACCGCCATAACCTAGCTTTAGGTTGTCGAGCATCGTATAATTCTGCTTAGCAAAGCCTTGATAGGCGTTCTGGATATCTTGCATGTTGGTACCCATCTTATTGGCATTATCTGCCATATCGATGAGCGCCATATCTGCAATCTCTGCTGCTTTAGCCGTATCCCCACCAAGTCCCTGCAGCAAGGATGCAGAAAAGCTCGTGACTGTAGACATGTAATCATTTGCAGATATCTGCGCTGTTTTATATGCACGGTTAGCATTCTTGATTACGGTGTCCGCACTATCCTTGAACAGTGTTTCGACACCGCCTACCTGTTGCTCCATATTCGCAACAACACCAAGTGAAGACTTAATGATTACGCCGGCAGCGGTTCCTACAGCTGCCACAGCTCCAGTCATTGCCTTAGACACTATGGATAGTCCGCTTTTTCCGAGAGCGCTTAGTTTGCTAACGCCCTCATTAAAACCTTTTTCATTTATCTTGGTATCAAAATTCAAACGTCCGTCTGCCATACTATCATCCTTTCTGATAGCACGGCTCAACGGCTCACATGTGCTTTTAAATCTTAATATTTATTTCTCTTTTACATTCCCGACAGTTTAGATACACTCCACTACATTTGGCTGTATCCTCGTAAATCAATAACTTCTTACCGCAATAAGGACATCTGTACCATTTTCGTTCTGTCGGGATCTTAATCATATGCTTCATCACGCGAACATATCTCCAATCTCATAATCTGTCATTTTCCTGCGCTTCTTTTTCTTGAGAGCGACTGCCTCTTGAATCTTTTTCACTCTCTTGCGCTCGTCCTTATCCTTGATATCCCGGAGGTCTGTGTTCCGGTACAAAATGCGCTGTTTGATTTCTGTGTTGTCCGGAAGTCCGATGAACAGCGTCTGAAACTCCCACCAATGCATATATGGCACAGACTGCAGGTCGATTCCGTATGCTTCGCGGAATGCGCTGTAAATCCAAACCATATCCTCATCGAAAGAATACACTTGTTTTGGTGGAAGCATTGGCTCATCGGATTCTTCGCCATCCTGCCTCATTGCAAGAAAATCTCCCAGAGCCTCAATTGCCTCTTCCAAATCGTCCGGAATTCCATCTATATACCACTGCAATAATAGCCGGCACTTAATTTGCCACGGGACGTCCTCGTCTTCCACTAACTTCGTGAATCGTATCCATTCCCGAAAATCTGTCTCGACCTCATAGTCTTTCCCGTTTACGCATACCGCATCGGGAAACTTATCAATCAGAATGTTCATAGCATGCTACCTATTACCATTAGGATAATAACTAACATTTCCTTTATTGTGCTTCTTTCCATGCTGTTTATTGTAATTACGGTTCTGCTGCCTGTTCCCATGCTGCTGAACCATATAATCACTATATTTCTCATTCAGTTTAAGCGCCTCATCATTTTCGAACTTAAGAAGTGCATCTGTGGCATCGAGACATGAATTAAGGCTGGTTCTACCCTGGAACATCTCCTCGTGTGCTCCCTCTCCAATCACCCGGTCGAAAAAGTTAAAATAACACTGACACTGCGCGCGAATAATATCCGCTGTCTTTCCGGTTTTCGGTACTTGTGCTGCTTCATCAGCCATTAATTTCTTTGCTTCGTCCAGATTTTCTAAAAAATCAACATCGGTAAAATCAATCTCTGCTTCGAGATTTCCGTATTTAAAAAGGCTCATCGGCTCACTCTCCTATCTTTACTCTGCTGTAAATGTACATGTCTGCCAGTTGTCTGTCGTTGTGGCGGTACCCTTAACCTGTTCTCCATTAGCTTTCAGGCTACCCTTGTAGATCAAGGCATCGGTTCCATCTCCGGAAGAATCCGGAACAACACTCCAGTCACGTTTTCTGGCAACGCATGTATTTGGAGAGTCGGCTTTAACATCAAAAAGATCCACGCTCACAACAGTTACCTGTGCATCAGAACCAAGAAGCTCATCATCTGCAATCTCGGCAATTTTTGCCTGTACTGGATCGTTCGTGTAACGGTCAAATTCATACTCAACCGCCGGTGCATATCCGACCACATCTGTTCTCTCGCTTTCCTCATCCACATAATGACGGCTATACTCTGAAGAGTTTTTGCTCTCTGACATACTTGTAAATCCTGTCATGCGAGTAAATGTCTTGCCATCTCCGGTCGCGTCCATAAACGCAACTTTTCTATGTCTTCCGACTAATTTCTTTTTTGTATCTGCTCCTGACATTTTGTACCTCCTACTTATAAATCAATCTGCAAATCATCTGATACCGCCCCAGATCTTCCTCTGTGCTAAATAAATAGCCGGACTGCAACACGTCTACCCGTATAGCATCGTGACCGTCCAGCTCCGGGAGGATATCGTCTAAATTGTTCTGTTCTGTCCATTCCGCAAAATCCTGATAAAAACCACTGTTGGCAATGCCTGTTCTGGCGTCACCATCATAAGCTTCTTTCGAAGTGAATGCGAACTGGAATTGTTTCAGGCAGCTCCCATCTACATATCTTTTATAAATAGGATCTGCCCCAATTGGGTCTATAGAATATTCCATTCCATTGCCAAGATAATCAATATTAATTTTCCGGTCATCAATATCCGGGTACGTCATAACATAATCCCGGATACTCTGGATAATCGGTTTCTTACCGTCCTGCAATCTGCTCTGCTCCTTTCAGAATAGCTTCCTTGTTGCTTGCCTTCATCTTTTCGAACCATCTCGCTTTAGACTTATGCTCGTAATACTGCCGGCGGGCGTAAGGTGTCAGGTACTCAATGGATCCAGAACCTATCACGGTTCCAAGTGTTGCTGACTTAATCGTCATACCTGTTCTCCTTGGCGTGAGCGGATTCATATATCTCAGGCATTCGGAATCGACAAACTCTTGAGCTTTCGAAAAATTCTCTGCTTTTGTCCGGGCAAATGACGGATTCCATTCAAGCCTCGCTTGGACAGAACCGTTCGCCGTTATCTCTGTGAATACGCTTCCTCTTGGAGTTGTAATGCTGAAATTTTTCTTTGATGCCATCTTAAGCGCCTCCTATTCTCCAATGCGGGAGCCCTCCGAAGCGGTTGTCTGACCAGGACAACACTTTACAGTGTCTCAATCGTACATCGGTGAGATCTGCTGGCTTTTCAATCTCCTTGTCACATTCTCCCAGGACAATATGATCATCAATCTGAATCGTCCAGCAATCTCCCGGATTATCTTTCTTCACATATTCCTCTGGCGGAAGATACTGATCTGCATTCTCCACATCTGCAGGAATACGAATCTTGTACACTTCTGCGCTGTTAAGCCCGGAATCTCCAACAGATGCCTTGTGATCCACGTACACATGTACATCTCTAATCACTGTTCTGTGCCAGGTGTCAAATGTGTTCTTTTTTCCGGGAATTCGGTTATAGATTGTAATCGTCGCATTTGTCGTCATCATCGTCCACCACCCAACTCATAAGTCCTGTGTTGACCAGATATACCTCTGCAATTTCATACAGCATTGAGTCTAATGACTTGCCTGTATCATACGATACGGAATAACCATCATTATTCTCTGACGTTTTCCCGTCACGCTGATCATACTTATATGCACAATCGCACATCTCACAGAGCGCTGTCTTCGCTTTTGCAGACCAGGCTCCCTCTGTCATTCGATCAAATGTATATCTATTCAATCTAGCACTCATTTTGATTTCCAAGGAATTCCAGCGGCTCTCTGGAATCAAAGAACCGCCAAAAGAATCCTTGTAATACTCATATGATACATTCATGCAATCACTCCTTATGCTGAAGCTACAGTGTGTACATAAATACCATCTTTCTTGTTATCCTTGCACTCAACCATACCAACTGTACGATATCCAAACTTCCAGCCATCTGCAGTCTGATTCTGATCAGGAGAAATGATTTTGGAAACCGTATGTTTCTGATACTGGATTGCAGCCTGCTTGTCCACAATCATAAAGTTGATATTCAACGCCCCAGATGCTTTTGTGAATCCACCAGCACCACTTGCAGTAAGTGTGATTTTATTCAAAAATCTTCCCTGCGGCACTTTTATAATGCCCGCAAATCCTTCCATTGCTTTCTTGGAAGCTGTTGTATCCAAATCATCAATCAGCCCTGCTAAAACTGGATTGATGAACAGATAACAAGTTGCAAGGTTCGCCTCTGCATTCTCAATCTTTCCTCGAGCTGTACGTAGTGCTGCAAGCGCTACTTTTCCGTCCGTGAGATTCGCGCTAACGGTTGTTACACCAGATATCTGTGCGTAGGATGCAAGTCTATACGCATCAAGCTCCGGTACAACCTGCGTTCTTAAGAACTCTCCTGCCAGTCTTCCAAAAGCAATACCAGCAGACTCAATGTTGTCCATTGCATCAATATTGAACATACGTCCACGATCATAAGCGCATTTCTTAGTTTCATAGTCAAGAGTTACATCACCAGATACATACCCTGAGTTCTTATCGTAGTTCGCAAGTCCCTGCATAGATAACTTTGGAATCAGAATCTCATTCGCGTTTGCGCCCTCTCTGACCAGTTCGTTTGGTCCGTCCAGGACAGACGTAAGGGACGATAATTTATACACTTCGTCCAAAAGTGTAGAATACTGCTTTCTTAATGCAATTGTGTTTGCCATTCTTCTCTACCTCTTTCCTATTTCTTTTCCGGCAGTCCCATAGCGGCTCGAAGCGCTGCTACATCATCTCCACCGATGTCAGCACCACCACTACCGCCAGTACCACCTACTGGATTATTAATTGGTTCATCCACTCCAAACAGATACCCGTCAGACTTCTTCACATTTTCCAGTGCAGTCTTGATATCATCGGACTGATTTTTAGATTTTTTAAGAGCGTCGATATCCAGCATTGCGATAACAGCCTTTTCATTTCTTCCACCTGCAGTCTTAACTGCCTCCTTGACGGAATCCATAAACATACGGTCTGCTTCTTTCGCTGCATATTCATCATCTTTCGCTTTCAGATCTCCCTGAAGCTTTGTGATCTGTCCCTGCAGGTCTTTCACATCTACGTCTTTGAATTCTTCCAGTTGAGCGTTCACATCGTCCAGAGACGTCTTATAGTTGTCTCTCTGGGAAACTACCTTGTCATAATCGCTTATGGTACGGTAATTCTCTTTCCAAGCCTTGTCGAAATCTGCTTTCTTATCTTCCGGGACTTCCAATCCATACTCCTTTAAAATCTCATAGATATTTTTCATAGTTACAATCCTCCTAAAATTATTTATTAACCGCTCTTTCAGCGGTGTGGGTATAGCCTTCTAAACCTCCGGCCTGGTAGTTGTCCAGTTTTATAGCCATGTGGCAGGGCATAAAAATAAGACGCATAACCCTGCGTCTCAAAGGGAGATATCTGGATCACCGCCTTTCTACGGATATCCGTCTGCCATCAAACATGATCGTGTCACCGATCTGTGCCACCTCATCACCTTTTATCCTCACTCCTTTCACTTCTGCATGACCATCTCTGGTCTGGTACAGGATCGTTGCTATGCCTTTCTCGATGCGTTCTTAACCATTTCTGGATGGAATATGAAATTCTGGCTCTTGTTGTTCGTAGCAATCTTTCCCATCATATCCAGATAAATACGCTCACGCTCTTCCGTGAGACTCATCTTCCTGCAGAACCGGGAATACTCGTTAAGCTGCCCTTGATATTTCGCTTTGTGCAGAATGACTTCATCCTGATCAGCGCCACCATGCTGCAGTAATCGCACTTTCTCGCGTTGCGCTCTCATAGCTGTTTCCATCTGACGTTGCCTCTGCTTGGCTTCATACAGGGTATACCGCTTACTATTGAACTCTTTTGGTTCAGATTCTTCCCGATTCTTAGCATCCAGCCATTCATCAGACCAGTTACGCTCTGATATTCCTGGAAAGAACGGATAGTATGTGTGATAACAGTTAGCTCCCAGAAGTCCGGTCACAGTACCCAGTCCACAGACTGAATACAACTGCTCTTTCGACCAGACACGCCCTTGCCACACTGCATGAGTCGGACGTGCTCCGGCGTGCCATTCCACCTCAAAATACTCGGTGCCAAGCTTCTGTGCATTGTACTCAGATATCTTTCCGGTAATCTGACTGACTGCAGTCATGACCGCTCTTCTTGCAGCCACATCAACCCGGTTAGCTCTCCCAGAAGAATAATCTATCTGTCGGAGACCGCTGTTGGTGAGCTGAGTCACGACTCGTCTCAAGACGCTATTGTAATCAAATGCACCAGTTACAATATCGTAACATGCTGCATCAAGGTATTTGGTATATACCTGGGACAACGGCGTCAATACCTTCTTACCATTGCCATAATCTAGATAGAACCCAAGTGAATTGGTCACATTCTCAAGGTTATCAAAGCTCTGATCTATAATTGCCTCTGTGATCTGCTTGAGCTGTTCGTTCTCTTCGAATGGTATGTACTCGGCATTAATCTGCTCATATATATCTTTATTCCGGACATATTCCCAATTGATCACCTTGTCGTACAACTCGAACATTTCTGGATAAGAAGCGTTGAGCGCCTTCTTGATTTCTTTTTCGATATCCTCGGAGGAATATCCCAAAATCCGTAACCGGTTAATCTGCCAATCTGCAGTACTGGTTATTTCACCAGCTTTCATAATCCTCCGGACAATATCCTGCATGATATGCTCTTCCAAATCCTGATACCTGGAAGCAATCTTACTTGCAAGCTTATTCTTATAATCATCTCGCATTACTCAATCACCTGATTTTGCTCCGGAATCTTAGATTTTGCAGTTTCTTCGTCCTCGTTGTACCACTTCATTCGGTACTCAAGTAGGCTCATGACACCCATGCTGACGTCTTGCCTGTCCTGCTGTCTTTCTGATTCTTCATCAGCCAAAATAGAGTCATTAAACTCACAGGTGAATTCTACCCCAGACATATAAGAGCCGTTGTAGAACGCCAACGCATTCACGAATCCATTCAGACATTCTTCCAGTTTGCCCTGAATCGCCGTGACTCGGTTGTATTTCCTTGTCTTGGAAGTAAGCACCTCTGTAGCTGTCTTATCCACTTCCTGCGCATCTGACAGATCTCCATAAGCAAGACCGACATTGAACTCGATTTCCCGTTTGTATTCCTCCAATCCTCTTCGGAATGCTTCATCTCGCATCTCTGGGGAATACTCCTTGTACAAGTCTTTATTGTTATCATCAAGATTGAGCCCTTTGTACAAGCGCTTCTTAAGCCTTGGAAGATAAGTCTTGCCACTTCGATTTTTGAGTGCTCTCTCATCAACATGAATTGCACGTTCTCCGGAATCATATTCCCAATCCAACCTCGCTCCCTGCACGTCCGCTTTTCTGATCAGGTTCTCTGCCGATTCATACACAGATACCCCACAGGAAGAACCATCTACCTTGTTCTCAATCGGATTCTGGTAATATCCGAAATCCATTTCAGTCATACCAGGATAAGTGATTGGTCCCGGAAGAATATTTGCCCATTCAGCCACTTCTTCCAGACTGCAGTTCTGGCCAATATCGCTCTGACTCTGTGAATGATAACATTTATTCTCAATTGTCAGATTTCCATTTGTAAAATAATGCCTCTCGACTCTTGTGCAATAGTCGTTTTCACCAACACACTTCACTACCAGGAAAGCAATATCATTCGGAGTACCGCTATCATCAAAGCTGATCGGAATAAATTTGTCCGCTGCAACATACTCTGCCTTATCCGGACCCAACGGTCTGAGGACCATTGCTCCAAGTGCAAGACCGGTCTGCAGCTTCTTGTTCATATCTGACAGGCTCTTCTGAAGAACCGCATCCATATTGTCGTTATTCAGGATCTTGGCTTCCATCTCCACCAGTACCGAATCTGCGAACTCACGGCAGATACCTTCCTCCAGCTTCAAGGATTCCACGGTATCATCACACCAGTCCGCCTTACCGACCAGCATATTCTTCCATTTATTGATAGCATCGATCATGGTCTGTGACAGTGCCACGTCTTTGCCGATTATATTTTTTAATGTCGTGTAATTAAACATGCTCACTATCCTTCCCCATAGTCTTTTTAATCCATCAAACATCTTCCACCTCTTCTATCAGCTCTCGCATATCCCGCTCGATCGTATATTCAAACGCGTCCAGACTATCAATATCGGTGCTGCCATCATCCAGACGTTCATCCTTGTCCTTCACGTCCTTGTTCCACACCGCATCTGAAAACGCTATCTGCAGAGACTTGCAGTCCTCCGTAATCCAGAATCTGCCGGCGCCCATGAGCCGGACTGTGCAGCGGATACGGTCAATAATAGATGCTTTCTTCGCCTTACGAACAACAATCCAAGGGAACTTCTTTTCTACTTCATTCCGAATAGAATTACCAAGTACTGTCTCCGCGTTGTCATAATACACAGACTCGACATTACAATATTCTACATAATCTCCATGTTTGACGATTACGCCATATCGGTCAATGACTTCTTGAACGAAATCACAGAACAACTGATCCAGCATATTACTATCAATATCCTCATCCGCATCTTTCGCCATGACTCGCTTGGACATGATTCCTATCACGTCTCTGAAATCGTCTGTATAGCCTCTTGCTACAAAAGCATGACCGGACTGATTTCCTCCGAAGTCAAGTCCAATCTCTATCGATACGATATCATTTTTTCTAAATCGCTTACGTTCTGAATCATCTGCAAGTTCTTCCACTACTTCACACCGGAACTTTTCTGGATTATCCGCAAATCGCTTATAGATTGCTCCTTCTGCACGCTTCCAGAGTCCAAGGATCAGGCGATCATAATAGATTGTGCCCTCATACTCCTTACAGAGCTGCTCCACGAACTCTACTGGAAGAAATGGATTGTCAAAAATTGTATACCTCTGCAGGTAGATATCCAGCTCATCATTGTCCAGGAACTCTTTCAGCCAGTGCGTTGGGTGCTCTGGGTTGCACGAACCATCAAAACATGAATACGGCTTATCAAGTCGTGATTTTAGCATCTGGAACACTTCTTTGTTCCATTTTGCAACCTCATCACCGTAACAATACTTAATACTGGCTCCCTGAATCTTCGCTACCTGACTGACCTTTTCAGCGCCCAGGCAATACACTTCTTCGCCACAGATATGAGCCATATTTCGGTTGTTAATCTGCCCGATCAGCTTCTCCGTGTAAATTTCACGCATTGGCTGCAGCACATTTCGTTCAATCGATTCCTTAGACACGCCAAGAATAACATTGAGTCCCGGCTTACCCGTTCTCTCCCTGATTCGGAACGGAACTACAAAAGCGGTATCCACATAGGACTTCCCGGAACGAACTGCCCCGGACTTGATATTCCATCTATGAGTTGCGTTCACAATATACTCATTTTGTTTCTTGCTTAACTGCATTGTCCCGCACCTCTTTCAATATCTGATCCAGACGGTCAAGAGCTTCATCGTTCTCATTTTCGCCCGTGATGTCTTCTTTTCTTGCTTTATTCAACTCTACTTTTGACCTCTGTTCTTCCAAATCAGCCTCGGATTTATCCGTCTGTCCAACGGTCTTCATGATTGCCTGATATGCTTTCACGTCTCCCAGTGACGCCTGCTGAATCATGGCCATTGCTATGACTTCCTCGTAGGTGCTCTCGCCACCATCTGACCGTAATATATCTGATAAGCCCTCGACCTCCACCTGCATCGTCAAGAGCCTGTTCATCGTATCCCTGAGAGCTGCTTTCCTGCGCCTGGTCTCACCACTTCTTTTTCCACCCTTTGAGCGCATTTCTCTTTCTTCGCTCTCACTTCGATTGCCTTTCCCATATGGGATTAAGTTTTGTTCATTCGCCACTTCACCACCTTCAATTCTGGTTTATTTTATCGCAACGAAAAAGACACCTGATGGTGCCAAGTGCCTTAATCGTGTCTTCTTGAGGAGAAATCAAAAATGAAAAACGTAGTAATTCTGTCTTTCCGTTCGTCTTTCGACGATATCATAATATCACATGTACTACTGACATTCACTGACATCTTTTTCCGGAAGCTCCAAATGCGCCAATGCTTTTCCGTGGATCCTGTGAATCTGCCTCTCAGAATAACTCATGGTTTCTGCAATCTCATACCACTCCATACCCTTGATATACCGGTAGAACAATACATCATCCTCATTCCTTGATTTAAGCTTCTTGATTCTCCTTGCAATGTCCTGATACGTCATAATCCTCAGTCCACGTTCTCTCTTGAGTTCATCAATCAATCCCTGGATACGTGCCACCTCTCCGGACAGATCTCCCTGCCCTCCGGATCCATGAGGCATGCCGTCATAATTAATCGCCTTCGTGGACATCATCATTTCACGTAGCTCCTTGATTTCTTCCGAGATCCGGTTGACCCTTCTCACATGATCCTTATAGCTCCGGAGGTATTCCTTCTTCTGTTCGTTCTCTGTTTTCACTTCCTGCTCCACGTCCTATCTCCTCCCCTGTATCAATATCGTTCCTTTTCGCCTTCTGCCTTGCCAGATATCCCAATATGCTGTAGCATGCCGGTGTCCGGAAGCGTCTGCTTGCTTCTTCCGTTGGTGGCTTTTCTGCCATCTGGTCACGACCTGATATAGCATCGAGGCGCTGGTCTTTACTGATGTGCATTAGCATCATCTCCTTTTGCTTTCATAGCTTTTTCCACTCTACCAAGAAGTTCTTTCGCCTCTATCACGTCCGGATCTGTTTCCTCCAAGTAGAATTTATCGCAATTATCAATAAGTTTTTTTAGGATTTTATATATTAATTTAATGAGCATCGTCCTCAACTCCTTCGTCGTTTTGTGATTCTCCTCTTAAAATATCTCTGACATCTACTAATGCCTGGCTATATCCGTTTGATTCCCATGTTTTCTTAAGCTCGTAATCTACAAGCTCTCGCTTTTGTTTCTCCTCAAATGCTTTTACATCAACATCTCTTTTTTCAACCATTGAGCGTTCCAGTTCCACCAAACGCTCTATAAGCTCTGTATTATTCATTTATCTCAGCTCCTCCTTATTTCTTAGTCAACCTCGCTCCTGCCACTGCCTTATCGCACACTTCCACATCACAACCTCGCTCTTTTCCGGTGTGGATGCAATAATCACAACCACCTGCATCACTGTGGCGGTACTGGCATGTCCTGCATTTATGACGGTCAGAGTTATCTCCGGACTTAATCATTTCCGCCTTTACCGGATTCTTTAGCTCTTTCCTGATAGGTCCTGATAAGCCGTTGACTGTTCCAAGTGGAATTCCTGTGCGCTCAGCAATCTCCTTATTCTTCAAGCCTTTCTTGATCAACGGACGAATGATCTTACTTTTTTCTTCCCTGCTCATCTTCCCCGGAGCTGCTACCGTTTCTTTTTCCAGTTTCTTCTCCGGTTGGTCTGGGGGGGGAGAGCTGTTCGTCCCCTTCAGCATCGTTCTCATTCTGATCAGGCTCAACCATATCCTGTACAGCCTGTTCAAACTCCGGATTTGGTACTGCAGGAACATCTACCAAATACTTAGCTTCTTTCGGCAAACAATCTTCTATCCTTTCTGCCGATATACTCTTGTCATCATATTCATTCAGCACAAGAACCTTTCGCCCCTTCATGAAATACTTAAGTGCTTCTTTTAAGCTCATTTCTGTATACATTTACTTCTCTCCTCTCTGACTCTTGGATATTTCTCTCAGAACACATACCAACAGATCTTCTGCAAATTCTGACTGATAATGTTTCCGAAGCATATCCACCTCTTGTATCATTTCTTCACATTCCGCATCAGTTACTTTTCTTGCACTATACTTCCTGTACAACATCCAGGCATCTACGAACAATTTATACACTTCCCGGAATGCCATTACTTTTACTACTTTCATCGCAGCTCCTCTATCCGGATATAGATACCAGGCTTCTCCGCCCAGAACTTTTCAGTAATCTCAGACGCCACCAGTGCATCGTCCTTCCAAAAGCCTACCAACGTCATGCAGTCTTTTAACATCTTCTGCAGATTGTCTGTGTCTGGCTTTGTGATCCTGTATTCTCCGTCCTTATGATTTTTCTTCGGAAAGCACCACTTTGTAATCAACCTCACGCCTGTTCTGTACGGTTCCATGATACGATACTTGTATAGGTTGCCAATCAATTTCTCCTTAGCAGCTTTCAATTCCGGCGGATCGTAGAACACGGGTCTGCCATTCACGATTGTGACCTTGTGTTCCTGGTGTGTTACTGTTGGCGGTTCCATTGCCATAAAAAACTCTGTCATTTTATTTGCTTCACCTCTTTAAAGTGTTAAATCTTTTTCTTCATCCCTGAACCCTGATCTGTGCTGGGTGGGCTCCCGCCTGTGTGTGGGGGCGTACTTCAATCGCCCCACACTTTTAAGGGGGTGCCCGCACATTCCCATTCCCGATATAGATATATACGTAGTATATATAGGTGCCGGGAGGGAATGTTCCCACCACCTAAAAACTAGAAAATGGGAAGAAAATCGGGAAGATTCCCACTACCTTGATTTTTTAGAAACTGGGAATGTTCCCACCACCTAAAAATTTATGGTAACGGGATAATCCTTTTTGTCTCTTTGTCTGTCGTATACCCATACTTTTTTAATGAGTTCCAAAGCGTTTTTTCTGCCGGATATTTCTCTCCAACTGCTTCCGAACTGCTCTTGATCTGCTCGTATAACTCCTTCACAGTTGGGTATGTATCATGATGTTCGAACTTAAAACTTTCGATTGCCATGTCTACTTTTGCCTGCTTGTTCTTCCTCTGAGACTCGCCCTGTTTCTTTCTTGCTTCCAGTCCTTTTTTCCAGTTCGGCTTTTCATCTTCTGGCTGAATATCGTCCAGTACACCCGACTGATCCGTATGGTGTATCGGATAATCGAACCACAAATTGACTGGCTTGAACTTCGGGAACTCACGCAACGTTCCATCGATTCTCCATGCTGTCTTCGTGTTCGCCACCGCCAGATCTGCGTCTATGTGTTCCTGCAGCTCTCTCATCTGCATCGGTGACAGATGCTCCTTACAGTAGCTCATCATCTGTACCTGGCTGCATAAATCATCCTGTGACAGGTCGTCTTCCCATTCAAAATGACTGTCCAAATATCGCTGGCATGCAGCGCATACCGTCTTATTCTGTTCCTGTTTTCGCAAATCATCGGTCACGTCAAGCTCAATCAGATCAAGCATAGCATCCGGATCTCTGGCAAATACACCGGAACCAGATGCACGGTCCATAGAACGTTTTCCACCCTGGCTTCCTTTACTGTGATGGTGGCAGTAGATAACTGCACACCCAAGCTCCGTACATACCTTATCGAACTGATTACAGAAATTAGCCATCTGATCAGCACTGTTCTCATCACCAGTAATGACCTTGTAAATAGGATCTATAATGATAGCCATATAATTCTTTTTTGTGGCTCGCCTGATCAGCTTCGGTGCAAGCTTGTCCATTGGTATTGATTTACCTCTCAGATTCCAAATATCGATATTGGAAAGATTTCTTGCTGACCAGCCTAATGCTTCATATACGTCCTTGAATCTATGTAAACAGGACGCTCTGTCCAGCTCCAGATTCACATATAATACCCGTCCCTGACTGCAGTTCCAACTGAACCATCTGCGCCCCTCTGCAATGGCAATACAAAGCTCTATCAGTGCAAATGACTTACCAGCTTTAGACGGACCGGCAATCAGCATCTTATGTCCCTGTCTCAATACGTTCTCAATAAGTGGCGGTGCAAGCTCCGGCAAATCGTTCCAAACATTCTCAAGAGACTCTGTATCTGGCAGATCATCATTCACGGATTCTATCCACTCATACCACTCCTGCCAGCTACTTTTTCCAACATTTGTGTCAATAATGTACTGTTTCTTCCCAGCACGCATTACTCCTGGAAGTCTTGACAGTCGTGACGGATTCTTATTTTGAGTGTCAATAATCAAGCCGTTTCTCTTACAGATATCATACAGATACTCCACACGTTTTTGATATTCTTTATAATCCGTAGCTTCCACACGAACGATAGCATGCAAGCTTTTCTTGCCGGAAAACACCAGACATGCGACCGGAAGCTCCAGTTCCCGGATAATTGCATTCTGCTGTTCCAGATCCATGGCATCAGACTCTACCAATGCATAACGAAATTCTGTTACATTTTCACCCTTGCAGCCTTTTCCATCCAATGGGTTAAACCGTATCCATGCTCCTGCTTCTTCCTTATAATCACCAAGCACCGCACCTACATCACCATTACATCCGTTTAACGCTTCAATCAACTGACCTGCAGTACGGTCCCAACAACCTTTCTGTGGCAAATACTTTGTACCTTTCTCGTCAGTTCTCTCCCAGCTTCCAGTTACATATCCTACATTCTCGCTAGGGTCGAATAATGTTTCCAGATACCTGATGATTTCATTTACCGGATTCCAATTTCTCGGCTCATGGATTTCCTTTCCTTCGACCCATGAACGGTCTACTACAACACCCTCTGCACTGATTTCATCATCCCAACCAAGCTCATAAGCTGTATATGACGGTTTCCAGCCGTGATTCATAGCAAGCTGGACAATCGTTCCAGCCGTGACCGGAGAATTTGAACCATGGAAAGTATTCCATTTTTTCTCACATTCTCCGGCATGATACCGATGGTCATTCTTACTCCAGGCATCCCATACCTCTACGGAATACCCTTCATGTTTCAATGCCATTCCCACATTGACCCAGTCCTGGTAATCAAGCTCTGATGGATTCAGATATTCAATTATTTCTTTTAAATCTGTACGCTGCTCCATATTTTATCCTCTATACTCTGCTGGGTCGATGCCATTCGGTACTCTCCAGCCATTACCAGCAATTCGGTCAATCATGTTCTTTGCTGTTTCGAACTGCCAAGTCCCTACATGCTGGAATCCTCTGCTTTCCAGAAAGCGTATCTGCTTTGGTGTTGTAAGACCTTCTCGTCTACGCTTATCCAATCGATCTAAGATTTTTGACGCTTTTCCTGCATTTTCAATTGCATCAGGAAGGATTCCCAGCTTTTCAAGTGTCTGCTTCTGCTTATCAGATGGTGGTGCCATTTCCCAGCCAAAAGCCGGCACATACCCGGAGAGATCTTCCGCTTGAATACTCATTTCGAACTGCAATGGATCCACAAGCTTTTTCTTGCGCCGTTTCATTTCTGAGAGCTGTTTTGCAAGCGTTTCTTCTCTCTGAGCAATCACATCCTCTGATGCTGTTCTTTCTGCTTCTTCGATATCCATAATACAGCCGGCATCTTTTTCCATATTTTCTGTCATTTTCTGCGCTACTTCTGCACTTTCACAGATTAATGACGCTGGGTGACAAAGTTCATGACGTTCTGTGTGCCATAAGAAATCCAATAATAACAAATGATCCTTATTCGTTTCCGGAGACAATCTGGTTCCGCGTCCCACCATCTGACAATACAAGCTTCTGACTTTTGTAGGTCTTAATACCACAATACAGTCTACGCTCGGACAATCCCAGCCTTCTGTAAGAAGCATCGAATTACACAGGACATTGTACTGGTCCTTATCGAATGCCTCTAAGATCTCAGCACGATCTTTACTGTCTCCATTTACCTCTGCAGCACGAAACCCATGGTTATTCAAGATATCCCGGAACTTCTGACTGGTCTTTACAAGCGGAAGAAAAACAACTGTCTTCTTATCACTGCAGTATTTCTCCATTTCTTCTGCAATACTCTCCAGATATGGATCTAATGCTGTAGCAATATCACCGCTCTTAAAATCTCCTGCCTGGACTCCTACTGCAGACATATCAATCTTAAGTGGAATCGTTACCGCCTTGATCGGGGATAGATATCCCTCTTTGATAGCTCTTGGTAACGTATACTCGTAAGCCAAACTTTCAAACACAGTACCAAGATTCTGCATATCGCCACGATCCGGTGTGGCTGTTACTCCCAGCACCTCGGCATCCGGAAAGTGTCTCAATACTTTCTGATAACTTTCTGAAATACAATGGTGCGCTTCGTCGATAATAATTGTATTAAAATAATTGTTCGGGAACTGATTCAGTCGCTTTTCTCGCATCATGCTCTGTACGGACCCTACTACGATCCGGAACCAACTACCGATACAAGTCTGCTCTGCCTTTTCAGTTGCACAGCCAAGTCCTGTTGATTTACCGATCTTATCTGCCGCCTGATCAAGCAGCTCGCCTCTGTGTGCCAATATCAAGACACGGCTTCCTCCCTTAACACATTCTTCCGCAACTTTTGCGAAGACAATGGTCTTTCCGCATCCAGTCGGCAACACAAGCAGAGTTTTTTTAATGCCATTTTCCCACTCAGAAAAAATGGCATCTTTTGCTTGCTGTTGATATGGTCTAAGTTCCATTAGAATGATCCTGCCTTATATTCTTTCTTTGCTTTCGGGAGGAACTTCTTCACATGGTTATACTTCTTGGTAGGATCCTTGCGATCTGCACGCTGTTCAATAATTGCACGCCCTGTGGCTCTCGGAACAATGTTCCAGTTCATCTTCACTTTACCATTGACTTCTTCTGCCCCAATGGATAAGAAGAACTCAGCAAGCTTCCACTGCATGCGGTCATACAGCAACAGGCTCTCATTCATAAGACACACTCCCTCCGGTGTCTCCACTTTTACTTTCAACTCTGCTCTTGGACACGCTGGTGCTTTATCACTACCCTCGAAACGTCCACGCTCAAAGCTCTCAATCGTGAAATCATATTCTCCTTCCGGGAGGAGCACATAATCCGCTCCTTTATCAACTTCATCATCCCAGCCTAACTCTCTTCCTTTTACTTCATCACTCATTTACATTTACCTCCTATTTATCGAACGGAACTTCATAACTGCTCCGTATTGTCTTGATTACATCTAATACCTGTGGCCACGCTCCAATCAGGCAGCCTTCCACAAACTCTTGGGGCAGATTCTGAAAAGGCGTCCCTCTTGGGAAAAATCCTCTCTGATACACAGCTTCCATAAGTTCCTCCTCCGAAACCAAATTCGGATACATTAAATCTCTCAATGCTTTTGGAATATAATCCGCGATATGGAATGCAGAATCTTCAACTTTAGGTTCTTTCTTGGTTTCTTCAATTTTTTCTCCGGTGTCAAAATCAACCTTTTCATCTGTGTCTTTTGGAATATTCATGAAGTCATTATTTTTAGCTGGCTTCTGAATCTCAATCTGCTGTTTCCCTTCTTTTACCGGTTCAGGCGCTACGGTGTTCGTGCCTCCAATGATGTCTGCAATTACAGAGTAATCAAACTCACATTCTTCTGGTAATCCGTACCGGTTCTTAGCATCCCAACATGGGTGATGCTGTGTGTACATGGTACGTTTTCCACCTTGTCCCTTATGCTTCTTACCGTCTTTCCCCACAGCAATAGAAAATGTTTTGTAATTCGCAAAGAGCAGCATATCTGCCCATTCCTTCACCAATGGGGAAGTCTGGGACTGTGTCTTTTTCCCAAGCTTCAGCTCCCAACGGTCATAAGCTCCAAGTTCATCAGGCTGTTCGAATTTCCGAAGCTGCGCATGTGCTGTCAACACTACATTGATGCCAATCTCAATTAAATCGGACAGCTTATTTAAGAACCGTCCGAACTCTTCTTTGGTGTAGACGTATCCGTTACCATAGCCAAAGTCTTCAATTCCTTTCTTATTGTGAACAGCACAGATATGTTCCACACAAAGCAATTCCGCCCAGTCAACGGTATCGATTACTAATGTTCTACACTCATTTGTATGCGTCTTAATGTATTCGATTTCATCAAAGAGCATGTTCCAACTGGTAGGACGTGGCAGTCTTGCCACATCCATATCGTTAGTACTTCCTTCTGTATCAATAAATACTACTCCTGGAAACCTTGCTGCAAACGTAGATTTACCAATTCCTTCTGGACCATAAATCACAACTTTTTTCGCTTTCTGAATCTTTCCTTTTGTTATCTCCATTAAAATACACCTGCTTTCCATGTCGGAGCTGTCTGAGGTTCGGGATCCATATTACCGGATTCTTCACTTTTGACATATCCGTCCTCAATAATGATACTGCATTCGTCTCCGGTGCTGACTCTCGTAGCAATTGCCTGGAGTCCTTCCTGTTCCAGCCACTGACCAAACTCATGCAGGGTATCAAGATCCATCTGTTCAAGCTTGTCCAGTAATACAAAACCGCATTTCGGATTCAGCTTCCGGACAATCGCTGTGGATACTTTAAGTCTGTCAGAACCGGACATGTTATCCCACTGCTGTCCCTTGTACACCAGCTCACCGTCTTTTACAGACAGCTCTGGAAGTGGCAGGTCAGCAGTATTTAAAAGATTCGTTTTTTCATCCCGTACTGATTCAATCTTCTTTGTCAGTTCTGTATACTGATCCTGATACGTTCTGGAATCCTCTTCCGCTTTGTCCTTGTCCAGATTGGCTCTGACTTTGCGATTGATCTCTTCGATATTGGCAATACTTTCTTCCAGTTCTGCTGTTGATTCGTCCTGTAATCCCTCCGCTGATGTTAATGCAATCTGCAAATTATTCTGAGCTTCTTTCAGCTCACTTTCTTTTTTCTCAAGCTGTTCTCTCATCGCATAAACTTCTTGATTGAGAAATAATACAGATTGTTTGAAATGATCTGCACGCTCACGTTTCTTCTGATTTTCTCCGTTTCTTGCTAGAATCTCCTGCTGCTGTTTAATCAGATCAGATGGAGACACCAGATCTTTCGGAGCATCCGGATAATACGGCTGTTCTTTTGCAAACTTTGCTTTCTGATCAGCTGTACGTCCTACATACAATCTTTCATTATAAAGTTCTTTTTCCTGTTGCTCTAAAGCTGTCAGCTGATCACCTACACCGATAATCTTCAACAATGTCTGTGCTTTTTCTTTTCCAGATGATTCCATAAACTTCGGAAGATCCAGCGCCAGCTGTTCCACGAAATCATTAAGCAGCTGCTGTCCGCCTTTGTTTCCGTTCGGATCCGTTACTTTTAAGCTGCTATTTTTTCCTTTGCGCTCTACAACCAATCCATTGCTCATAACAATATGTAAGTTTGGCGGAACTACGGAACCATTCCTGGTCGCCTCAGACGGCTTATACCTGTCTCCGCCAAGCGCCCATGCAATGGAATCCAGTACAGAAGTCTTTCCCTGATTGTTATTTCCACCGACAATGGTAAGTCCATTCTTGGTCGGCTCAATCTTCACAGCCTTGATACGCTTTACATTCTCAATTTCAAGCTTGTTGATTTTAATACTATCTGCCATTATCACTGCCTCCTTCAAATATAATATCAGTCAATGCATCGAACATTCTTGCCCGTCTCATCTTCTTTTCTGGAAGCAACTCCACCCCTGTCAGATGATTCCTCATCTTACTTACCATTACAGCAGTTATATTAGCGGCTTTCATATTTTCTTCTGGTGACAGTCCTGCTGCCTTCATTGCCTCAGAATGTGCGACCATAACTACATTTTCCAGTTCAGACAACTGGATTTTTACTTCTACGTCTCTAATTGCCATTTGACTTATTTCTCCTATTTTCTTATAATATAATTGACTTATTTCTTGAGCGCTTAAAGCTTGCCGGCTTTTATGAGCGCTCTTTTTTATATAATCTGCCCGATCACGTCTCTGATCAGTGCTGTTCCGGAATCCATTGCAACATTGGCAATCTTCTGATTCCCGCTTGCAAACTTCGCATACACCAGCTCTCGGTCTTCCCGGTACTCCAGTTCTACCAGATCAGCCAGATTACGAGTCGCCTGAAGAGCAGGTAACAAAAGGTCCAGAATCTTCTGCTTATCCTCCATATCCTCACCACCTTCCTATACATATCCGTAAGCCCGTCTCCATTCCTGGTACTCGTCCTCCAGGTCAGCTGCCTCAATAACCTCATGGAGCATCTTGAACTTTTCATACTCGATTTGATGTCCAATCTGGTCAAATGGAATGGCTTCACACACCTTGCACTGCTCCGCACTATGCCGGAATAAGATTTCTTTTAAGCTTGCTGTATCAGCCATGTGATCACCTCCTGCATTTTCAGAACCTTTATGGAGATCATCACGAACATTATCATTGTTGCAATGTCTCCCAGGATCACCAACACGAATAACGTGTCCACAATCCTCTTCATTGTCCATCTTTTCTTCATGTCTAATATCCCATGACCAGCCAATGAAGAAACATAGCCATCGGCAGTCCGTTCATCAGCAGTCCTACCACTATCCAGTCTCTAACTCTCATGGGCTTGTCCTCCTTTCTACCGCCTAAGCGGTTTTCTCCTTTAAGTCCTTTAATCTCCCAACAATGAAATCCGAGAAGTTCCGGACAATCCGGCTCACTTCTTCCGGGGTCTTATCCCGGTACGCATCGTCTGAGATATGGCAGGTACAGCCATTGTTGGTCATTGTCTCTACAATCATCTTCCTGCCCTCCTGTGTTTCTTATTTCATGTTATGTGGTACGGTTTGTACTTGTTGCTGTTCTTTGGTATAATCTTCCTAACAAATGATGAAAGGAATTACTTCTATGAATACAGATTTTGATAAGATCTATCTCACGCACAAAGAGATTTTCCTGCTCTTTAAAATGCGCTTCAATCCGAATACTCCTCAGGAATCTTTAGGTGAAAGTTTTAAAACATTCCGTGAATATGATCTGATTCGCTTTAATTTTCAAGAAACTGAAAATGCATATTCACCTAAAAAATATGATGGAACAGTGCGCTTATCTGACACCTATTACAAATACTGTATTCACACCAGACGCAATCGTTTCTATCGATATTTAACTCCGATTATTGTCGCGTTTCTAACAAGCATAGCAACAAACTTGTTAAAAGAGCTGTGGCTACCGGTAATATTAAATTGGCTACAGGATCTTTTTTAATGGCAGGCCATACAATGTTTTTAAGTGCCCAGCCGACTCCTGCGGTAATTAGTATTAACCCCATAATTACTACATATTTCATTTTGTTCCACCTCCCGCATCACTGATTAGTTCGTCAATAATTGAAACAATTCCTACATTGTGCTAATATTCTTTTAATCACATATGAAAGGAATATCTTTATGAATACAATCTGTTCTTTACTTACTCGCGAAAACATCAGTTTGGTTATTGCTGTAATCGGCTTTATCCTCTCTGTTTACAATTTTGTCCATGAAAAAATGCAGAATCGAATGAAAATAAATATTACATATAAAAATCACTTCATAGCAGAGCATGACCACAAAAGCATTACTATCTCGCTTGCCTTTGAAAACCTTGTAAAAAATCCAATTTCTATCTCAAGAATCTATCTCTGCGTTGATGATAAAAAATATGATTTCTATTGGATTCCACAATTTGTCTTGCGCGCTACCCAACAAACAAACGGTCAGGTAATCGATGAAATCAACGTCCACTCCATTCCTCTTCCATTTACCATAGAAGGCTATGGTGTTGTTGGTGGCTTCTTCTTTACTAAAGCCCCGCAGTCTATATATACTTTAGAAAGCGCGAATACTTCTTTACTGGTTTATAGCAACAAAGGAATTAAAAAATATCCTATTCTCATGAACAACACTTCTCGCGAGGGGTAATTTAATTTTTCCATCGTTCGATAATGGTTGCGATTCCAAGAACGATGGAAGCAATTCCTAAAATCAAGGTAATTCCTGTCTTATCCATCTTTTCGCTTCGCTTTCTTAAATAATATTTACGGTTTTGTCGTAATCCATAGGTAAAAAAATAAGTCTTTCGTATGGTACGCCGTAAACTTCTTCAATTTTTCTAAGAACTGGAACATCGGGATAGCTTTTTCCGCGTTCGTAATTGCTTAATGTATCTGGGCTTACACCTATAAGTTTTGCGGCTTCTCCCTGTGTATATCCTTTTCTCTCACGCGCTGTTTTTAAAGTGAGTCCTGCTTTTATTTCCTGCAACTTTTTTCACTCCCTTCTTTTGTTGTGACCTTATTGTATTACGATTTAATCGTAGTGTCAACGGTTTTTTCGTAATTCTTTCTGTTTGTATTGATTTTTTTACGAATTAATCATATAATGCAATTAACGGAGGTGATTAAATGAGTGGACTTGGCAATAAAGATATAATGGCAAGAAATATTCAGTATTATATGGACAAATATGAAAAGACTCGTCAAGATATGTGTAATGCACTTGGCGTAAAATACACTACTTTTACTGACTGGGTAAAAGGTAACTCTTACCCACGTATTGATAAGATAGAACTTATGGCCAACTACTTTGGTATTTCAAAAGCTGATTTGGTCGAAGATCATGATGAATATACTGGTAAACCTTCAACCTCAAAATCAAATATAGTAAAAGTCCTCGGTCGCGTTGCAGCAGGCATCCCACTGGAAGCCATCACAGATATTGTGGACGAAGAAGAGATTCCCGAGGAACTAGCACGGACCGGTGAGTTCTTCGGACTCCGGATCAGCGGTGATTCTATGGAGCCAGATATTCATAACGGAGATACTGTAATTGTAAAAAGACAGGATGATGCGGAATCCGACGAGATTGTAATTGCTCTTGTGAACGGGAATGATGGAGTGTGTAAAAGATTAAAGAAATATGCAGACAGCATTGCTCTTATCTCATTAAATCCTAATTATGAACCGATGTATTTTAGCCGGGAAGAGATTGAAGAAAAACCCGTGAAGATTATTGGGAAAGTTGTAGAACTAAGGCGAAAATTTTAAACAGATATAACCGCGAAAGCGTTTATATATAATTCAACAATAAAATAAAAAAAATATTTGTTATTTTATCCAATATTTTTTGTAAAATCGTCAATATAGTTATTGACATCCGGAGTTTTTAATGCTATGCTTTAAACACTTCAAAAGAGAATATTTTCTATTTTGAAGCATATAATATTATGGAACGTACTCCGGTGTCCTTCGGGCCCGGGGTCTTTTTATTTCACGGAGGTATTTATGGAAGAAAAACCTTTTAAAACACACGAACAACTAGTTGAATTATTGGCTTCGCGGGGAGTGGACTTTTCAAATCCTGACAGTAAGAGCTTTGCCAAAAAGAAATTACAACGCATTGGATATTACAATTTAATTAATGGATATAGCTTTCTTTTTTGGGAATCTGACTGCAAGGATAAATATAAACCAGGTACAACAGTAAATGAAATTTATAACTTATATTTATTTGATCAGAAATTACGCGAGACTTTTTTACATAATATTCTTCCGCTTGAAACAAATATAAAAAGTCTAATTGCTTACTATTTCCCTCAGATGCATCCAGAGACACATTATTTAACATACGATAATTTTGATATAACCAAAAAAGATGCTAGTAAAAATATTACTGGACTTCTTTCAGAAATACAACGGCAAATAGCTGGACGTTGCTCAGATCCCAGTATTGCCCACTATTTAAATAATTATGGATATATACCTCTTTGGGTATTAAATAATATTCTTACACTTGGCACTATTAGTAAGTTTTATAGTTTAATGCAGCAAAAAGAACGTCAAGAAATTTCCAAAACATTTCATTTATCGGATAAGGAACTGGAAAATATATTAACTTATGTTTCGTCTGTTCGGAACTTTTGTGCACATGGGAATCGTCTTTTTTGTTATCGAAGCAAACGACCTTTAATTGATACTTCACTTCACGCAGCAATGCAATTACCAAAAAGTGAAAAAAATGAATATTTATATGGTAAACGTGATTTATTTGCTGTAATGATAGCTTTAAAACTCACTATTTCCAACCGTGAATTTAGACGTTTAGTCAAGGAAGTCGACATTGCTTTAAAAAATTTATATTCCTATACCACTGTTTTAACACAAGAAACTATTTTATCCAGTATGGGGTTTCCTCAAAACTGGAAAGATTTACTTTTGAAATATTAAACAAAAATAAAACCGCCCCTGCTTATAGCAGGAACGGCTTAATGAATACTATACAGTGCCGAGGGCACGTACAATACTCCCTGAACAAGAATATTGTATCACACTTCCTTGGCACCTGTACAGGTGTTATTTTTATACGCAAAATTGTGCGACGTCGCACATATATACTAAGGAGGGTGATACATATGCAACAATATGAAGAATATCTTATCTATCTCCGGAAATCCCGAAGTGATGCCTCACTGGAAGCTATGGGCGTTGATGTTCTGGAACGGCATGAACAGATTTTACTTGACCTCACCAAGCGCATGAACTTATCTATTGGCGGTATCTACCGTGAGGTCGTCTCCGGCGAGTCTATTTCTGCAAGGCCGGAGATGCAAAGACTCTTATCAGAAGTGGAAGCCGGACGCTGGAAAGGTGTTGTTGTCATGGAGGTCGAACGTCTGGCCAGAGGTGATACCATTGATCAGGGAATTGTTCAACGGGCATTCCAGTATTCCGGCACCCAGATTGTAACTCCGGCCAAAACATACAATCCAAACAATGAATTCGATGAAGAGTATTTCGAGTTTGGACTTTTCATGAGCCGGCGGGAATATAAGACAATCCGACGCCGAATGCGTGCCGGTGTGACTGCTGCTGTCAAAGAAGGTAAATGGCCATTCAATAAGGCACCTTACGGTTGGCAGAGAGTGAAGCTGGAGCATGCCCGTGGGTGGGTACTTGCACCTGATCCAGAAGAAGCTCCGGTCGTTAAACTTATCTTTCAGCTCTACACCGGTCCTGATCGGATTGGCATCACCAACATCTGCAGATATCTGGATAACCGGGGAGTCAAGCCGAGGAATGGGGACACCTGGACAGAATGTAGTATCATGGGAATCCTAAGAAACATTGTCAACGACCAGAGAGTTGGTATTGGACGAAGAAAAATTGTGAAACAGGTCCAGAATGGCTCAGTCAGTAAAGTACGTCCCCACAGTGATTATGATTTCACTGCTCCGGGACTGCAGCCACGATTAATTGACCATGATGTATTTCTGGAAGCTCAGACACATCTTGGAAAGAACTCTCACAAGCTCCCGGAATCCTACGGAATCAAAAATCCGCTTGCCGGCATTGTTGTCTGCCCCTGCTGCGGTAAGAAGATGATGCGAAGACCAGCCTCTAAAACACCCGGAGGTGCCCCATATGACGTTTTAAAGTGTAATACCAGGAATTGTCCCACCATTGGCTCTGCGCTCGATTTGGTGGAACGTGAGGTCATACAGGCGCTGTCTGACTGGGTAGCCGGATACCAGTTGGACCCGACACTAGAAGTTGAGAACAAAGTTCCGGAAAAAGAACAACTCCTCTCTTCCGCTATTAGCAATCATGATGTGTTATTGAAGCAAAACGGAAACTTGTATGATCTGTTGGAGCAGGGAGTCTACACGACAGAAATCTTCCTGGAACGTTCTCATGAACTGCAGAAACGTATCAAGGAATCCGAAGCACACATTGAAATTCTGAAAAAGGATCTGGAATATGAAAAAGAAAAAATAGCAAATGTTGAGAACTTTATTCCTTCCTGTAAGGAGCTTCTCTCCTGCTATTGGGAATTATCCGCCCAAGACCGGAACAAGGCTCTTAAGATGCTCTTAGAGAGCGTAGAATATACTAAAACTAAAAGAAACCAAAAGGGAGATAAAGATAATCCCACTTTTACGCTGAATCTCAAGCCCCGAATCCCACGTATTTAG